GAGGCATTAAAGCTTTACTTCCAAACAGGTAGTGTTATTGGGCGTAGCTATACACAAGATGGCGAGTTTAATAATGGTCGTGTTCCTATTCAAGAGCTTTCTTCAAATAGTGGACAGGCTAAGATTGGAAGTCTTGTTAACTCATACAATCATTACTTAAACATGATTAGAGATGTAACGGGATTGAATGAAGCTCGTGACGGATCTACTCCTGACCCTAACTCTTTGGTTGGTGTTCAAAAGCTTGCTGCGTTAAATTCAAACACTGCGACAAGACACATATTAGAAAGTGGGTTGTTTGTTACTAAGAAGTTAGCTGAGGCTATTTCATATAGAATATCTGACATACTTGAGTACTCTGATATGGCTGAGAGGTTTATCAATCAGATAGGAAGATATAACGTTGATATTCTTGCTGAGATATCAAATCTTTACTTACATGATTTCGGTGTTTATATAGAGGTGTCTCCAGATGAAGAGGAGAAGGCACAGCTTGAGGCTAATATACAAATGGCGTTGAGTCGTGATCAGATCACCCTTGAGGACGCTATTGATATTAGAGAGCTTAGGAATATTAAGCTTGCAAATGAGTTATTAAAAGTTAAGAGAAAGACTAAAGAGCAGATGGACATGCAGCGTGAGCAGCAAAGAATGCAGATGCAGACCGAGTCAAATATTCAATCGTCACAGGCAGCGGCTCAAGCGAAGCAGCAGCAGATACAAATGGATGCACAGTCTAAGATTGCTATTAAGCAGGCTGAGGCACAGTTTGAGGTTGCTAAGTTAGAAGAAGAGGCGCGCATTAAGATGATGTTGATGGATAAGGAGTTCCAGTATCAGATGCAGCTTGCGCAGGTTAACGCTGATGGCAAAAAGTCTGTTGATGAGATGAAGGAAAAGGCTAAGGATAAGCGTATTGATAGACAGAGTTCACAGCAGTCAAAGCTAATAGATCAGCGCAAAAATAACCTGCCACCTATGAACTTTGAGTCTAGTGAAGATAGTTTAGATGGGTTCGATTTAGCTGAATTTGAACCTAGATAAAAAAATGTATTACTTTTGTACCAAAATAGAATATAATTTATGTCAGAATTTAAAGTAAGAGCAGTGGACTTTGAGGAGAAGAGCGTTCAAGAAGTTGAAGAGCAACTCCTAAATGACCATGAAGAAAAAACAGGCGCAGAGCAAGAAATTGAGGCGCAAACAGAAGGTGTTCAAGAAAATGAGGCGTTCAGTGACACTGAACAACCAACTAATGAAACACCTGAGTTAGATGAACAAACCGTTCTGTCTTTTATTAAGAATAGATACGATAGAGAGATTGATACGATTGATCAGTTGTTTGAGGCGCAGCAAACTGAGCCAGAACTTCCAGAAGATGTATCAACATTTCTAAAGTATAAAAAGGAGACGGGTCGTGGCATACAGGACTTTATTAAATTAAATAGAGACTTAGATGGCGAAGACCCGAACAATCTGCTTTTTGAATACTATAAAAACAACTCTGATGGATTAGATGATGAAGACATTCAGTTCGACATGCAGGAAAGGTTTTCTTATGATGAAGAGCTTGATGACGAAAAAGAAATCCGTCAAAAAAAGATAGAATTCAAAAAAGAACTAGCGAAGGCTAAGTCTTACTTCGAACAGATGAAAGAACAATACAGAGTTCCTCTTGAGTCAAGAGAAGGCTTTATTCCAGAGTCTGAAAAAGAAGTATACGAGGCATTCAAAAGTCAAGCCCAAACAGCCAAGGAAGCTGAAAAGGCGCAGCAAGAGAGATTTAACTTCTTCAAGCAAAAAACAGAAGAGCTCTTTAACAAAGATTTCAAAGGTTTTGATTTCAATGTAGAAGATCAAAGCATTTCTTTTAAGCCTGGAGATCCAGAATCACTTAAAAAGTCCCACTCGAACCTAAATGATTTCTTCCAAGGATTCTTGGATGAAAATGGTTTCTTGAAGGACCCAGCTGCTTATCATAGGGCGATAGCTGTAGCAATGAATCCAGATGCATTTGCAAGATATTTTTATGAGCAAGGAAAGTCACAAGCAATTGATAATATTAGCAAAGAATCTAAAAATATAGACATGGGTGTTAACAAGGCACCACAAGTTGCAAACAAGTCAGGATTTAAGGTTACAGCCCTTGACAGCGGAGATGGCAGACGTTTAGTAATAAAAAGTAAAAAATAAAAAAAATAAAAAACAAAAATTATGGCTGGATCTGTACAATCGACTCCGGGTTTCGCATTAACCCCGTCGGCAACTAAGGCAACTTTGCCTTCTAACTACATCACTGATTTCAACTTTTTGAATCAGTATCTTCCTGACACCTACGAGGAAGAGTTTGAGCGTTATGGTAATCGTTCTGTAGCTTCTTTCTTAAGAGCTGTAGGAGCTGAGATGCCTTCTAACTCTGACTTAATCAAGTGGGCTGAACATGGACGTTTACACACACAATACACTGGTATTGCTCCAACTGGAGCTGCTTCTTCAGGTGTTCAAACTTTTGACATCGGAAGTGGAACTTGTGTATTCCGTGTTGGTCAAACTGTTATTTTGTCTTCTGCTACAGAAGCAACAAACGCTAAGACTCAAAAGGGTATCATCACTGCATTACCTGCTGCTGATCAGTTCACTGTAGCTTTCTATGACGCTGCTGCTTCTGCTGGTTTCGGTACTGGTTTAAGTGATATCGTAGCATTCGTTTATGGTTCTGAATTCAAAAAAGGATCTAACGGAATGAGCGGTTCTTTAGAGGCTGAGCCTAACATCTTCGAAAACACTCCTATTATCATCAAAGATAAGTATGAGGTTTCTGGTTCTGACATGGCTCAGATCGGATGGGTTGAGGTTTCTACTGAAAATGGTGCTACTGGTTACTTATGGTACATCAAGTCTGAGCATGAGACTCGTTTACGTTTTGAGGACTACCTTGAGATGTCTATGATCGAAGCTGTTCCTGCTGATGCTACTTCTGCTGCTTCTTCTGCTGCTGGAGACTTAGGTAATAAAGGTTCTGAGGGTATGTTCTATACTATCGAGAACCGTGGTAACGTTTGGGGTGGTGGAAACCCTGATGCTTTGTCTGACTTCGATGCTATCATCGCTCGTCTTGACAAGCAAGGTTCTATCCAAGAGAACGTATTGTTCATCAACCGTCAGTTCTCTTTTGACATTGACGATATGTTGGCTGCTCAAAACAGCTACGGTGCTGGTGGAACTAGCTACGGTTTGTTCGATAATGACGAGCAAATGGCTTTAAACCTTGGATTCTCTGGATTCAAGCGTGGATATGAGTTCTACAAGACTGACTGGAAATACTTAAACGACGCTACATTACGTGGTGGTCTTGCTGCTGATAAAGTAAATGGTGTTTTAGTTCCTGCTGGTTCTATGACTGTTTACGATCAGGTTATGGGTAAGAACGCTCGTCGTCCTTTCTTACACGTTCGTTACAGAGCGTCTGAGACTGAAGATCGTCGTTACAAGACTTGGGTTGTAGGATCTGCTGGTGGTGCTGCTAACAGCGATCTAGACGCAATGCAAGTTCACTTCTTGTCTGAGCGTGCTTTATGCACAATGGGTGCTAACAACTTCTTCTTATTCAAAGACTAATAATTAGAAGTATCTTATAAAGTGTGGGGTTAATAGCCCCACATTTTTTTTATTATATTTGCAGTGTAAAATTTAATCAAATGAATAACAATGAACTTAAAGATCGTGTGTATTTGCTGAAGTCAAAGAGCACGCCGTTAACGTATGTTTTACCATCTAGACATACAAAAAGACACCCATTACTTTATTTTGATGGGTCAGTAAACAGAGAGCTTAGATATGCAAGAAACCAGAGGTCTCCATTTGTGGATGAGCAGGATGGTAACTTTATTATTGAGCCTATTATTTTTGAAGATGGTGTTTTAAAGGTTCCAAAAACGGATACTGTATTGCATAAATTTTTAGAATTGCACCCAGATAACGGAGTAACATTCATTGAGTTTGATCCGGCAAAAGATGCGTCTGATGACCTTAAAGAAATGAACTATGAGGTTGATGCATTGATGGCTGCTCGTGAAATTGGTATTGACAGGTGTGAAGCTATCTTGCGTGATATATATGGTCCACGTGTTGACAAGATGACATCTCAGGAGCTTAGAAGAGATATCATGGTGTTTGCAAGACAAAATCCTTATGAGTTTTTAACTATGATTGATGATTCTTCTATAAGAATTGCTAATTCTGTTGCATCATTCTTTGACATGGGAATTATTGTATTAAAGAATAAAGGCAAGGACGTGTACTTTAACTTGTCTGATAATAAAAAGAAAATGCTTACTATACCTGAGGGGGAGAGCAAAGAAGACGCTTGTATTGAGTACTTCAAGACGAACGAAGGCATGGAGGTATATAAATCACTGGAATCAGAGTTATGACAATACAATGACAATGCGTATTAATTTATGTATTATTATTGTATCAGCTTTGTATTTATAATGTTTTGACAAAAGAAGGGCTTACTAACAAGTAGCCCTTTTTTTGTTATCTTTGTAACACTATGCCAAGCGTAATAGATAATGTAAGAAACACGGTTATGTATGTCCTTAATAAGGACAACAACGGGTACCTTACTCCAGATGAGTTCAATACATTTGCACGTATATCACAGATAGACTTATTAGAAGATCTATTAAAAGATTATAACGACTCTTTAACAAAGAGAAATGCCAGAACTAGAAACAGCGGAATTGCTGATATTCCAAAGAACATTGATGAGGCTATAAGTATATTTATGAAGAATGCGTCTTTAACGTATTCTGGAGGATATTTCTTGTCTCCTTCAGACATGAACTCTATAATAACAATGGAGTACAGCGGAAGGCAGATAGAAAAAGTGTCTGCCCATAAGGCTTCTATGCTTAACGCTTCAAACTATACTGCACCAACAACGTACACTCCGATGTACGTTTCGACAGAGTCTGGTTATGAGGTGTTCCCAAATACAATAATAAGCGGAGTGTCTGCATATTACTTGAGAAATCCGTTGGTTCCAAACTGGACGTACTATGTTGACCCTATTAATCAAGCTCCATTGTTTGATGATTCAAGCGCTGACTATCAAGACTTTGAATTTACTCCAGAGTTTGAACCTGAGTTAGCGATGCGTATATTGAAATACGCTGGTATTAATATTAGAGAAACTGAGCTCGTTAATATTGTTAATAACGAGGAATTAAAGGATATGCAAAATAATAGATAATGTCACAGCAAGATTATTATTCAGACAGTACAAGATGGGGTGAGTCTCAATACGTTACGTTAGCGGACGTTGTGAACAACTTCATGCTTATGTATGTTGGCTACGACAAGTTAATAGACAACATAGAGAGATATAATGTTTTATTTCATGCAAAGCGTGCCGTTCAAGAGCTAAACTATGACGCATTTAGACAGCCTAAGGTTTTAGAGGTTGCTGTGGATGAAGACTTAAAAGTTATACTTCCATCAGACTTTGTAAACTATGTCAGAGTATCATACGAGTACGATGGCGTTTTGTTTTTAATGCATGAGAGCTCTCGTGCTAACAGCGCAAAAAGGTATGATCAAAACACAGATGGCAGCTTCGTGTTTGACGTTGATGGCAATTTGATAGAAGAGGAGTCTGAACTTGACAGAATAAGAAAGACCGGAGACTATATGATGTATCCAGATCCTGGATATTGGTTTGGTAGATATGGTTACTATTGTGATGGCGACTGGTTCTTTCAGCATAGATATGGTTTAGATACGTCAGAGGCTAAGGGAACGCCTACATTCTTGCTGGACAAAGAAGCTGGTGTTATTAATGTGTCATCTGGTATTGCTGGAGATCTTGTTGTTATAGAGTATATATCTGACGGACTTGCATCAAGTAATCCTGCTGATATCAAGGTACACAAGCTTGCTGAGGAGTTTATATACGCATACATTAAATGGTGTGTATTAAACAACAGGGTTGGTGTTCAAGAGTACGTGGTTAGACGTGCAAGAGAGGAGAAGTCAGCAACTCTTAGAAATGCTAAGATTAGATTGAGCAACATCAATCCAAGAAGATTGTTGATGCCATTGAGAGGAAAAGATAACTTTATTAAGTAAAAATGGAGATTAAAAAGAATTTCATAAAGGGGGTCATGAATAAGGACCTCGATGATCGTCTACTTCCAGATGGAGAATACAGACACGGGTCAAACATACGAGTTACAGCTACAGAGGATGGTGACTCTGGTGTTGTTCAAAATATTAAGGGTAACACTGAGTATTTAGACGTTTATGATGTTCTTCAAGATAACGGCATAGACTTTATGCCACAAAGGAGCGGAATAAAATGTATAGGATCATATACAGAGTCTGCAAATAATAATATATATTGGTTTATCACGTCTCTTGAGTATGATATGATTATAAAGTATCATGAGAACGATGATGATACTGTTAATTATAATTTAGTTTTATTAGATGTTAAGCCTAGTGGTGTTGTTAAGTTTGATGATAATTATCTTATTACTGGTGTTAATCTTGTTGGTGACTTGTTATATTGGACTGACGATAATAATCCACCAAGAGTAATAAATGTAACAAGAACGTATAGAAATCCGGAGGAGGCTGACATAGCAGTTATAAAGGCGCCGCCATTGTTTGCCCCTGAAGTTGACCTAATTAGTAGATCTGAAGACGCAAACAACTTGTCTGAAAAGTTTATAAGGTTTGCTTATAGATATAAATATTTAGATAACGAATACAGTGCATTATCTCCATTTAGCGAGGTTGCTTTTTTACCTAGTGGATTTAGTTATGATTATTTAGATGGTCAGTTTCAATCTATGGTTAATGCTTATGACACTGCAAGAATTACTTATGAAACTGGATCTCCAAATGTT